TGGGCAGTTATAGATATGGGAATAGTTCTGCCGAATGCTAAGCAATCTCATCTATAGTCATACTTACATTATAAGTATTAAAAGCGACTTGTTGTATGCTTAAAGTATTTTCTCTAAACATACAAATTGAAAATTGGTCAGGGTTTGCATTAGTATTATCAGGTTGAAATATAAATGGTAATGTACCACCAAGAGTTGTGTTCCAAACAAAATTAAAACTATCATCACTTAATATAGGATTAGCGTTTTCATCTAAATTACCTATTTGATTTGTATCAGGATAAAGACTATCAGTAACTGATGAAAAATGACCTGTTGTATATGGTGCAGTACTTGATGATTCATAATCTATAAACATATTAGATTGAGATATGTAACTAAATGATAACTTCCAACTTTTCAATCCTTTTCTGCCTAATCCTGATTTAGGTTTTAATCTCCATTTAGATTTATCTAATTTGTTTTCATTTTCATCTAGTGCACCTCTAAAGTAATCTAATTCGAAAGGTGGATATTTATAAATAGTTTCTATAGAATCGCTTAGCTCAGGTGGAAAGCTATCAGAAACTATTCCTGCTTTTTTTCCATACATTGTCCATTCTGTAGGTCCATCATAGTATATGTTAGATAGTGTCTTACCACCTATAGTTTTTTGTTTTTTTATACCATCGAATCGTCTTGACATTGTAAGATTAAGGTCAGGAGAATTAGGACAATCAAAATATTTGCCAACAACTAACGAGCCTAAAGCTTTAGTGTTTTCTGTAAATTGAACATTAGACCAATATAACTCAAACGACCTCCAATATTCATTTATTGTAATTGGTTCATTATTTTCATTAACTAATTTAAATAACGATGTTCCATTATATTCCATATCACTATTTAAAATATTATCGTAATTATCTAATCTAATAGAATCTTCATGTGTACCAAAAGATAATCCTATTTTAGCATCTAATTTAGGTTTTCTAGCAGGAGAATCAGATGATGCAAAATTATGATTTAAATAACCAAAAAAATTAATAGGAAATTTAGTAGGATTATCATTAATAGAATCACCTATTTTAAAAGCAGTAATTGCTGCATTACTTTCAGGAACAATTGTTTGTGGATTAGCACAATTCATATACAACAATTTAGCACCACCTTTATCAGAATCCCATTTTAATTGTCCTGTAGCGTGTAAAAATGTAGGTATATCTACATAAAATCTTGGTGTCTTTACTTGTTGTGCCATTAATATCCTCCTGAACCACTTGAGCTACCACTACTTGTGCCTGTTGTATAAGTTGGTGTAGTTTCTGTTCTCTTTCTTGTATTTTTAATTTTTGTTTTTTCTACTTTTGGTAAATTGTAATCAGGTAAAATATACTTTGTTTTTTTTACTTTACCGACAGCTTTTCTACTTTTATAATCACCCCAATTTGTTGTATCTATACTAAAATCAAAAGTTTGGTCATTCCAATTCGGTGATGTTTGTTTTGTAAATACTGATATTCTTTCACCATTTTTGTTACATACAATAGCATTTAAAATTTTAATAGTTCCTATATATGTAAATAATATGCTATTACTTATTGTAAATCCTTGTAAACTAATAATTAACATTTTACTACTATTACCTTGCATAATCCAACCATTAGGTAATTGTGGCGTAATTTCTGCTTTACCTAAAAAATTAATTTCAATTCCTAATATATCACTATTTGTGTCTAAAGAGCAAACACCATTATCAATTATTATTTTAGATTTTTCTAATTTATTGATTTGTGAAGAATTTAATCTATATTTTTTAATCTTCATTTTCTTGTTCCTCAATTTCATTTTGTCCTAATATTTCATTTATTAGAATTACAATATCTTGAATATTGAGGATTCCATCTTCAAATAAATCATAATCCAAATTATTACTTTCAGTATTTAAAATTTCATTCCATAACTTTACAATATCTAAAACATTAACTTCTCCATCTTGATTTAAATCAAATATACTAGGTGGTGGTAATTGAAAACCTGCTTGAAAAAATGTTTCCATGTACATTTGGTTATCAGGTGCTCTTACTTCTAAAGTGCAAGTTATTAGTGTGCCTACAGGGAATGAAAATTTTGGAGTTATTGTTACTGAACCATATGTTCCTACATTTATTACGTTAATATTAAAATATGGGTGTGCATCTAGGTTTCCTTGTGGTATTCCTGCACTTAAAGTTGGAGGTGGAGTTTCACTATCAAAATCACTAAATTGATTCATATCATCAGGTAAGACAACTTGTCTTATAAAAACTTCATAACTCCAAGATGTATCAAATTCTGAAAATACAGTATATTCTACTTCTAAATTATTAGGTTGTAAAACATTATTACCATTTAATTGTATTCTAAATTGAGGTTCTTGGTCAATGATTAAATCTTCATCATCAAATATATTATTTTCGTCAAAATTTGGATTATCATTTGGGTCAGGTAATTGAAAGTTTTGATTACCACTACTATCACCACCATCTGATAATGTGCTTTCTTCGTTTGTATCATCTATGATAATACCATCATTAGGTTCACCATATTCTCCTCTATGTACTTGAACTGCTTCCACAGATACTTTATTCAATGATTTTTGTATTTTAGTTATAAAAAATACTTGATATATAAGTTGTCCATTTCTTATTTGTGAAATTGTATAATCATAACCAAATGCTTTTTTATTATTTAATAACTCATTAAAAGATATATAATCTCCAACTTCTAAATTCATAAAACTTACAGGTAAATCTAACTTGCATATTAAATGTTGATTTGCATACCACATTAATAATCTTTTTTGTAATTTTTTTGCAGTATCTTCATCTCTTATAAAATCAGATTCAAACTCTAGTTTAGAATCATCCAAACCATAATATCCAATATTATATTTTTTAGATTCATCTGTATATACTGCTGCCGATATTTCATCTAAATTTTCATATTCATTACCATTAATATCAAATAAAGAATATCCTGTTTCTTCATCGTAATCATTATTTGCATAATTTTTTTTATATTTAACATTAACTGAATTCACAACATCATCTATTTTTGTAAGGCTAAAAGAATAATTTATCACATCTATTGAATTTATTGCTGTAAAAGTTTGGTCACTTAAAACTTGATGTAAAGGTATAAATTTAAAATTACCTTTTGTATCATAAGATGGTATAATTAGTGAAGATTTAAATAAATCTTCAAAAACATTTTTAGCTTCTTTTTTTTCAGATAATGTAAATGAAGTTTGCCAATCATCAAATTCTGTAAATGTTGTTTGTCCATTAAAATTTAATTCTGATTTTAAAATATTATCTAGTATTAACTGTGATTGTGTCATAGCAATATTAGTTCCCTCAACAACACGACCTGCTACATCGGCATAAAAGTCTTTTTCTAAAGGTTCATTTATAACAACATCTTGTAACAAATATGTATTAAAAAGAAGTGCTGAACAATAACCTCTATGATTATCCTCTCTCTCAAATTGTGGTATTCCAAATTTGTAAGAAGAAAAAGCATTTGTTGTATTAAAAGTTCCTGATTCTGAAAAAGCTTCTGTTACTGTAACAGAATCTTGACTACCTGATTGTAATCCTGTTGGATAAGAAAAATGTTGAAAATCATTTTCTATGTTTGGAACATAAGGAAAATCAGGGTCATTACCATTTCCATCTATAAAGTTTTTTGCAAATTCTTTAAAAAAATCATCTTCTTTAAATTCAGGTATAGTATCTTGTGTCCAAAATTGTGCAGGAACACCTCCTCTTAAAAAACTATTACCTCCTGTATCCATATCATCAAAAGTATGATATTCAGCATCATATATTATTTTAGAAGAACAAGGAAAACTTCCTACATTATTTTTTAATTTAGCAGCAGCATAACCTGTATGATTGCCATCACCTCTATGACCTGATAAATTTCTACCACAAAAATATAAACCTGTACTTGTTAATCCATTTTGAATTTTATCTACAGGATAAAAACCTTTATTGACATTAGAAACATGATTGTTGTCTATAAAAGATTCTACAGCACTTGGTCCATCATTTTGATGGCAAGCTGTTGGTTGCCACCAAGTATATGTTTCATTTCCATTTTCTCCTCCGATACCCCAATCATCATCATATCCAAAACACGCTTCACTTCCCCAATTTAAATTTTGTGATTGACTAAAAGGTTTCCAAGCATTTTCTTGTCCTGCTAAATAATTTGTAAATCCAAATATTTTGTTACGAGAAGTAGTACCACCATTATCTAAAGATGTACCATCATCTTCATTAAATACAATAAATCCAACTTTTTCGATAGGTCTATACACTCTTGTTGGTATTCCTAAAAAATCATTTTCTATTATAAAGCTTTCTGCTCTTACTCGTACAGAAGCAGATGTATCATATCCGTTAGATTGTACAAATGAATAGATTTCATTTGATGTACCTGTCAAAACTATTTTTTTGTAATTATCATCATCAGGGTCTGTTATTCCATTTACATAAAAACTCCAACCTTTAGTATTTTCATTATCTAATCTTTGTAATATAGGCAAAAAATCATTATCATAAATAGATAGTGAAGAAGATGATAAATATTTTTTATCTTGCAATATAGTATTTCCATATTCTTGTTCATTTGGAAAAGTCCATAATCCCTGTATTTTTTGCCCTCTTTTATCTATATGAAGTTTTGTTAATTGTTGATTTAATTCTCCATTCTCTGAAATACCTAATGAACGTGGTATTAAAGGTGATTTATCAACAAAACCATAAACCATTGGATAGGGTTTTCCAATATCTTTTGTTGTATAAAATATTTCGTCAGGAACATTTGAAGATGGTATTTCTTGAGATAATAATTGTTGTGTAAAATCTTCTAAATTTAATTTAATAGTTTCTGCAGATTGATTAAAACGTCTAATAGAACCTGTATATATATGTAGACAATCACTCAAATTGTCTACACCATTTGCACAATAATAAACTTCACAAACAGCATTTAATATAGTTTGAATTTCATCGCTAAATATTTTGCCATCATACATAGCATTAGATATATTAATATTAACAGATGATATTGTAAATTTGTTATTAATTATATCAGCAGAAGAAATAACTGTTGGAGATGACAATAATAATCCTTTATAAGCTTCTGAACCTATTGTAACATCTTTTATTGATAGATTAATTACTTCAGTGGCATCATTAAGATTTTCATCTATTTTAACACCTTTATATATTTTTACTAATGGAAATAAAGATGTGGTTGTACC